TGAACCGTTGCTGGGTCCTTCGCGCCAGCCGCTGCCATTGTGTACCCATCGCGGCGCCTTCTACAAGCGCCTGCGTCGCCAGCCGACGGGTAATGTCGTCGCTCTTTTTGAGCTTAGCCATTCAGCACTTTTTCAATGATACCGACCACAGCGGCTTCCTCCGTGCGCACCAGACCGCCCAGGTCACCGCGGACCATCGCGTTTATCTCGCTGAAGGCAGTCGCGGTTAGTTCGCGTGAGCGTTTGTTGAGTACGCGGAGGCGTCGTATCTTGGACCTGCGTTGACGGGCGCCCGCAGGGTTGACGCTAAGGTTGAGATCGGCCAGTTCCCTTTCGAGGGCAGCCAGCCGAGCGATTACCCGGTTTTCAAGATCGCCCGCGACGCGCCGATTGTCGACGTCGTGTGGAACGAGATCGTCGGCGATTTGTTCGTTTACGCTTGCCACTGGCTTTAGCCATTCCGTTTCTCAAGACGCTGGTTGATTAGGTCCTGTTGGAGCAGGGCCAACTCACCGATGATTACCGGGTGGTCGACAAAGATGTCGTCGTACTGAAGCCCGCCCGCCCAGCAGTGACTCACCGACTGCCCTTGCCAAAGCATAATTGAAAAGATGCCGCGGAGCTCACCCGTCTTGGCGTACGCCAAGAGCTGTTCCAATTGCTCTACGACCCTCTCCTGGGGCTCCCATGGAACCTCTTCCAGACCGTTTTCGGTGCGCCGTCGGGTGCTGGGCTTAGGCTGTGTCACTTCCGATAAGGTCCTCTACTGAGGTGACGTGGACCACCTTTTCAGGGCTGGTGGCCGTACCGGTGTAGATTCCGTAGTGCCTTTTGAACAGGCCGTTCAGCCGAGCGCGGTTCTCATTCAACTGGCGCAAGTCCCAAACCCGGTTGTCGGCGGGTCGCGGGAGGCCGCTGATGACGTAGTTCTTCCGATAGTGGACGAGCGGCGAGTCGATGAACTGGTCCGTTATCGTGAAGGTCCACGAACTGTTCGACGGTCGTACTGGCTGTGGCACTACGGCGTGCCGGTCAGTCCGCGGTTGCCGCTCCCGCCCGGTTGACCGCTCAAGCTCGCGCTGGCGTTGCCACCGTGGCCCTTGCCGATGTTCCCGGTCGCGCCGGCGTTGGTCCTACGCGGCGTTGCCTTGCTGGCTTGGCCCGGTTGGCGCCTGTTGCCCTTGGCTACTGATCTCTTGGCCATCTTCTAGTTCTCCTAGGTCGCTTTCTGCATCCAGTAGGTCGATTTCGTCCTCTGGGTCGAAGTCATCGCTCAACAGTCCTCGACGTTTCAGTTCAGTCCAGAACGTCTCACGGCTAATATCGCCATTGGCCCGTGCTGCCTGGAGCGCCGCAATGTCTGTCGCGTCGCTCATTATAATACCGAAATCCTTGAACACGCTAAGGGTTCCGCCCGCCTCCTCTCCGAGGTTGAGCCAGAAGGCGAACCAGTCCAGCATCTCGCTCATCATGGATTCAAGTTCCATCGCGATGAGGCCCAGGTCGCTGGTCGTCTCAGCAGTGTCGATCGCCTTGGCGGTCGCGGTCGGGTTGCCTGGCTTGCGGGTCATCATTTCAAGCCCGAGGGAGCTCATCCGCAGCTCGAGATCCTGCAGGTCTTTCTGGCCGGCGTCTACTCCCTTGCCCGTGTGCTCGACATAGGACAGCGTCGCGCCCTTGGGCGCTCGTGTGAAGGTGCCCGCGCCTACGGTGATCTGCTCCTGCTGCATTCCGTGTTCGTCACCCCCGAAGCCGGTCGAGAACAGAATGGGCACTCGTGCCACGTGGACGATGTTGCGCTGGTCGCTGTCGCTTTGCCAGTGCGCGATGTTCAGGTACGCGAAGTCGAGGAGTAGGGGCTCACCGACCAAGAACGATTTCTTGTTGGTGTACATGGTGACGATCGGGATCTCCGGGGACGTCATGAAATGGGCCTCTACCTCTACCCACTCCTTGTCTTCACCGAGCTCCAATTGTTCAAATACGCGGACCTTGACTTGGCCCTCGTTCGCAGCCACCGGTCTGTCGTAGACCCGTATGCGGGGGACGATGATGGTGTTGAATTCGCTCTCCGGATCTGGGCGGCGGGTCGTCTCGCGGATGCGGATCTGGGTAAGGATCTTCTGGCCACTGGGACTGACAACGAACTTCCACCCGATCAGGTCCTTGGCCTTGATGTGCCGGAAGTAGGGACGGACGTCTAGCGCCCGCTCCTGGGCCATCGACAATGTGCCGTCTGGGAACTCACCTTCTACCGCGGCAGCCGTAACAGGGAATTCTACCAGCACGTGGGTCGCGCCGTCGTCCATCGCGGCCGTCAATACGTTGCGGGCGAAGACGTTTATGTCAGTCCCGTTGCGATCGACATCTTCCATAAGGTCGTCGATCGCGGGCGGGACATCTTCATCCAAGACCACGGGTTTGGTGAGAGGCTTGCCGACGAGCTTGTCCACGGTCTTTTTGTAGAAGTTCGTGAACACTGCGATGGACAGCCGGACGTCATACGCCTCCAGGGACTCACCAGGGTGCTGAGGCAGGTAGCTCTTTCTAGCCGCCCGCATCGCCCGGGTGCCGTCTCGGATGTCGCTGATCATACGCCACATGGGAGCCATGGCCTTGTACTCCACGACGGGATCCGCGACTGGGTGTACTTCCTTTTCTGTTGCCATCAAATCCTCAACGGAGTGGACCTAGCCACATGTGGGCGGACGGGATATCTCTTGGCAATGTAATATCCGACACCATCCGTCAGGTGGGTGAGTGTTTGGTCGTGCTTCTTGTCAATCTCCCCACTGCCTCCTTCGAGTAGGCGGACGCCCTCGAAATCGCGAACGGTCATTGGAGCGTGCGCAGGGTCAATCATCAACTGTACTGATCCATCCTGCGTTCGTAAACGGGTATTGACTGCGTTAACACGGGAGCGCTCCGTGGGGTTCGAGTCATCTACCTGGTAGAAAATCTGGTCGTTGCCGAAGTGAGCATACATAGCGTTCTTGACCAGGTCCCAATCGCTTCCTTCAATTTTAGCAGTTCCTCGGTTGCCGCCCGTAGCGTCACCGTATATGCCGATAGGGCCGACGTGATCGCCCCAGTCCGCGATCAGCTTATTGCAGACAGCGACGGTGTTGGAGTTCGTTGGGATGTGCACCTCACCGATGACGGCTGTGCCCGGAGTAGGGTCGGGCTCCACATTCTTGAACAAGGGCCGATCGCCCGCCATAGCGATCACCGGGGTACGAGGGACTGGAAGATTGAGCTCCTGGACGACGACTGCTATGCCTGGGTCGACATTGAAGTCGAAGCAGAAAGCGATGGGAGCCGTCTTGCGATAGAGATGGCGTAGGCGAGCACAGTGGACCTCCTCACGGAACGGGTAGTAGGCCTGGCCCTGGAAGTTGACGAAGGATGCCTCGTACTCCTGCTGGAAGGTCAGCTCGTCCAGGTCCTTGCGAGCTTGGTCGACTTCGTACTGGTCCATGACGACGGAACTGAACCAAGTAAACCCATCCCATTCTGGATCGGCTCCTGACCGTGCGTGCAGCCATCGCTCGTAGTAATGATTGCGCCCTTCTGGGACTCCGATGAGCCAGCACCAACCAGGTCGACGTCCAGGGGTCGACAGAGCCGGGCGGACGTTCTGTCCCCATGCCTCCTCTTTCATGTTGGCGTACTCGTCGAGTATCCCACCATCCCAGGGCGTACCCTCGATCCGCTCGGGACGGTCCATCCCGATGACCGCGATCATATTGCCGTTGGTAAGCTCTATGCGAAGCTCGCTTTCTCGGACGCGGAAGATGATCCATGCGGGCGTCATCTTCTTCAGGTCATTCCAGTAGATCGACTTGGCCTGGTCACGGGTGGGGGCGGCAGCAAAGAAATTCGATCCGGGGGCGGCCTTCATCGCGGCCTTTATGAGCTCCCGTTTGGCTCGCTCCGTCTTACCTGAGCGACGTCCAGCAGGGACGACTTTGAAACGGGCGGGGCTTTGGACGAGGCGGAGTTGCTCGTCAACCTTCTTGAGCGGGTGCCACCTCTCCGGCAGCTTCACTTCCCGGGGCAGGCTCAGTGCCAGTGCTCGCGAAACCATCGCTCTCGTCCGCCTCCGTCAAATATTCGTGAATCATTCTAGCAGTGTCTTCCGGCGTGGGCTGATTTGACATTTGGTTGTCGCTGTTCAGCAGGCCAAGGATTTGCAGCAGACGGTCGTTTGCTTTCTGGGCGTCGACGACTTCGAGGGTGACGTCCTGGCCGAACTGGGTGTCCTTCACGTTGAGCTTTTTGACGCGACTGCGTTGGGCGGGAGTCAAATTGTCGAGGTCCTTGAGGACGAGGCGACGACGGGGGACAAGGATGGCGGCAAGAAGGTCCTCCGGATCGTCCTGGCGTTCAACTCCACCGTCGTTTGTGTACTCGAAGAAATCGGCCGCGGACGCGTTGGCCCAATCCTGCAATCGCGAAATGACAGAATCGTGAGTGACGTCCTCGGAGTTTAGCTTGTAGCGTAGGTCATTAGAAATCTTTTTCCTGATCGCAGGCAGTCCTAAGAGATAGCTCCCCTCGGATTCGTTCAGGTAGCCCGCGTCCATCGCTGCCTTGCCGACTACTCCGTTGCCCTCGACGAAGTACCAGCAGAACCTTCTTCGCTTGACGGTCCAACGAAAGCCTGGAGTGTCTTGATCAGGGAAGGAAGCTAGGTTGCCTTCGCGGTCTTCTTCGTCCGCTTCAGGATGCTCGTCGCTCACGAATTTTTCACCAGCTTTTGTGCAGACAGGGACAGCATAGCATTTCAGGCCGCGCGCTATAAGTAAAACAGTAGTGAACTTTTTTTCCAAGTAAGAACTTTTAATACCACGCGCGCGCGTTTGATAGTTATTGGAACTGAATATATAAATGAATTTCAGGTTTAATTAAATAAGTTGAGCCATATTTACTATATAGCCGCCCTGTTCACATCGCTCTTACGCTGTAGCCATGGGCACTTCCAAAACGCCCATTCGTCTGTTTCGTCGGCTCGCGCCCCGCTTCCCCCTTTCGTGCTGAAATTAATCCCGCGTCAATAAACTCAAATCCTCGAAAAACACCCAAAAACGATCGAACTCGTCTTTCAGTTCAGTTGCCAAAAACGTGCATTCGCACACAATTGAAAGCTTGTGTTCTTCAGTCATGTGTCTATTATTAAACGTGAAAGCTAGATAAAACGATACGGAAAACGAAATGAACGAAGCAGCCTACCGCGAATTGATCCAAAAGCTCCGCGCTATCGAAGAGCAGCACAAGGGCAGCTACCTTGCCGACGAAGGTGTCGACTACGAAAATGTCATCCGCACTGAAAGTTTCGACAAGGAAGGGAACGTAACAATTATCGAAGACGAACGCCACCCGGAATTTTGGAACAGGATGCACAGTGCGGCCCTCGACGCTGCTCAGTTCCGCGCCGAGGATGACGGAATCGATCTTAGCCAATACGGAATAGAGGTTTAAAAATGAACCAGCGCCAAGTCAACTCCACCCGCACCGAGCTGAACGCTGCTTGGAAACGCGCCTACCACGCCTACAACGCAGTCGCGCCTGAAGGCATGCCCGGTCACGTTCCAAGCAACGAAGAAAAACGCTCAGCACTGCGCGCCCTTATGTCCAAGCTCGAGGGCGCTGAAGATTTGCTCCGCGAACTTACATCCATCAACTCCAACGAAGGAGACTTCTAAAATGCTCAAAGTCTACCAACTCAATTTCGATCGCTGCCAGGGCGACGACCACGTCCAACTCGCCTTCATGGACCCCACCCCGCTCAAAGCAGCGAAGGCGTTCGCGGAAGGCAAATACGATCACGTGGCCACAGTCGACACGCTGGACCTCGACGTTGCCTTCCAACAGACGAACCACATCAGCCACGCCTGGACTGAAAACGACGACGTCGAAGCTCACACGGACCGCCCACGCTCCACGTCTGTCGGCGACATAATCGTCGACGTGAACGACGACAGCTACCTGATCGCGCCAATCGGATTTGAGCGCATCCCCGAAACTGTCGTTCGCATAACGCAACGAATGTTCAACAAGGAAAACTAAAATGCAAATCACGCGTCACAAATTCCAAACCGAAGTCGTCACCGAACGCTTCCGTTTTGAAATCTTTCGATCCAACACGCGCCGTCCGATCTTTGCTCGAGGCTCGATGGGCTTCGCGATCGGCGTCGCTGGATGGGCTGTTAACGTCGTCAACCTGAAAAAGGAGGCAGCGGACGATTCGGTCAACTCCTTCGAATAACATGTCGCGGGCATCGAAATCCGTCGATCGCCCGCATTTGAAGGAATATGCACAGGGCACATTTTTAATAATGAACGCTTGCGGAGTTGACTGAAGGGTCTATTATTAAACGTGAAAGTTAGATAAAGCATACGGAAAACGAAATGAACAAAGAACTCCAAGCCTACGCAGAATCCTACAAAGCAGCCAACGGCTATTGGCCTAGCGCGTACCAAATGCGCCAATTCATCAGGAATCAAAAATGACGGAAGCACGCACAGTTATCGAAGTCCTCGGAATTGACGGAAGCAACGGAGTGACGAATCTCGGGCAGGACGACACTGTCATTTCCGGCTACGTCCTTGACGGTGACGTCCAAGGCATTTTGGAGTACATCGAATTGAGCGTTGAAGGTTTCGACGCAGGCGAGACGAGATGGCTCGAAGAGAACGGAGCACTGCGTTTGGCCGATGTTGAAAACGGCGGGTACTACCAAGTCCGCGCAGTCCTCGAATTGAGAATTCCCGCGGAGTAAGAAATGAAATCCTACCAAGCATTCGTCATTCGCAAGTCGGCCCACAAAGGCCCGTTCACGCAGGACGGGCCGATGGCCGTCAACGAGTATTCGGATTTGAAGACGCTCACGTTCCAAGCACAGAACAGGCCCGAGGCCCAGAAGGTCCTGAGCATTTACCTCGCGGGCAAGGGAATTTTTCCCGCGTCCGACAGCCATCACATCATCCTGATTTAGGAGCAGCAAATGAAACGATTCGCAGACGACGGAATGCGCCTCACGGACTGTTGTGGGGCAGACTCAACCTGGAGGCAGGACGTGAGGACGGAGCAGGAAGTTCTAACATGTCGTGCCTGCTACAAGCTCGTCAAGTTCGGCGAGGGCGACGGCAGCGAGTACGAAACGGAAGAGCAAGAGGTGGCCGCTGCCGTTCGCTGGGCCAAGCTCGCTCGAAAACTGCGCGAGGAGGGCTAGAAAAGAAAACGTGCATAGGGCACAAAATGCAAATGAAGGGTTGCACGGTTCTGTCAAGTGTCTATTATTAAACGTGAAAGTTAGATAAACAGTACGGAAAACGAAATGAAAATGCACCAAGTCAAATACGTCGTCCACAGCAGAATCAGCGGCCTTTACCAGGCAGTCGAAGCTCAGGTAGACGACCGTCAGTTGGAAGCACTCCGCGCAAACGAAAACAAGGTTGTTGAAGGAGCCGAAATTTACGCGCTCCAGGTGCTCAGCAGCTGGCCCGTAACGCTCCCGATTATCCTCGACTAGGAGATTTGAAAATGAAAGTAATCTTCCAACTGACCCGCGTAAGCACTGGCAGCAGCATCCTGGCCGAACGCAGTCTCGAACACGGCGCGTCGGAGGACTGGGTCGACGCAGCGATCGAACTGCTCATGTCCCGGGCATGCCAAATCGCGGACTGCGACCTGGCGTGGTTCCGAAATTCGACGGGCGGATTTGAAGCTGAGGCCCACGAAGGCTATTTCGACAGGTACGAAATCCAAGCAGTGTTGGACTTTTGAAAACGTGCCCTAGGG